CTGCTCTTGGTGGGGCTACTGGCGCTGGGCTTGGTCTGTCTATAGATCAAGGCACGCAACAACAGGCTCAAGCTAAAAAAGCCATAACAATGCAACAACAGCAGGCAGAAAAACTGGCCATGGAACAACAACAACAATACAACAAACTAAACCCCAAAAAGCCTAACATCAAAGCCTTACAAGCTCAAAATTTAGGAACGGGGCTTGCAGAAACAGATCTTACAGGGCTAATGGGATTACTTGGCGGAGGAAATCCACTTGGATCAAGCAACACCTTAGGAACATCTCTTGGTGGATCTAATATCCTAGATCTTATCTTGGCGCAAAACCGTAAGGGTGGTTTAGGACAATGAGCTACAAAAGAGATATCACTTATTACAGAAAAAGGTATGATGCTTTATTAACCGAAAGATCTACCTGGGAAACACCCTGGCATGATGCGGCGTATTATTCCCTACCTAACGCCTATCAGATTATGGATGGCTATACAAAGAATAGTAACGAGCAAACCGAATATAACAGAAGGCCTTATGAAGATATTGTCTCAACGCTGGCTTATGAGGCGGTGGATATCTTTGTGTCGGGCATGCAAAACGCGGCAAGTCCTGCAAGTCGTCCATGGGTAAAAGTAAGGCTGACAAACGAAATTGAGGATGAAAGATATGATATAAAGCTTTTGAAACCAAAATGGCAAAGCGCTATCCAAGATCTTATCTCTCAAAAACTGGCTTATTCTGTAGCCCAAATGTATGCTAATCTTTTTGTGTTTGGCACATCTTGCACACTTTTAGAATATGACGCTAATAATATTATTAAAGCTGTCGATGTTCCTGTGGGGTCTTATTGTCTATCCGAAGATCAATATGGCGTTGTAAATACCGTATACAGGTCTTTTAGATTAAAAGCTTATGAGGCTTATGAAATTTTTGGCAACAAACTTTCTCAAAATCTCAAAAGATGTGTTGAGAGTGGATATGTTGATGAATATTTTGATTTTGTACATGTGGTCGAGCCTAACCCTGCTTATAGCCCCTTACCTTTTAACAAAAACAACAAACTTCAAAAACCTTTTGTGTCCATTTATTTTGAGGTAGGCGGTAACAACATCTTACAAAAAGGGGGGTATGATCGTTTTCCTTACGCTTGCCCGCGTTGGTCTAAATCTCCTAACCAAGCTTATGGCGTGTCGCTTGTGATGCGGACTTTGCCAGCCATCAAACAGTTACAGCACATGTGCAAAAATATTATTTTGATGAAAGATCAGGTCGCAAATCCTATTTTGATTGTTGATCCTTTTATTCAAGAAGCGGCGAATAATTTGGTTATCCCATTGGGTATGAGATGTATTGCAGGGGCTAGGGGCGATTATGCCAATTTGCCAGTTGTGCCCGTAAACACACTCAATCCATCAGCAATTCAAATTGAACAAGAGGAGAGAACTTTACAAGAACAACGTGTTAATAATGCATTGCATGTCAATCTTTTCCAAATCCTATCAATGCAAAACAACATCAAAACCGCGACAGAAGTATTAGAGATGAAAAATGAATCTTTGTCTTTAATCGCTCCTAAAACACAAAGCTTGCATAATGAGGGGCTTAAAAAGTTTGCAGAAGAAACGTTTTATGCTTTGTTATCAGCTGAAAAACTACCATTACCAGCAGAAAGTATCGTAGGAGGAATAGAAATTGAATTTGATTCTGTGCTTACACAAGCGCAAAAAGTATCTGGCCTTGGTGCAACTCAGAAGTTTCTCGAACTTACGGGTCTTGGTATGCAAACGGTACAGCTCAGCCAAGGAAAAATAGATGGTGACAAGCTCATTGATAGGCTCGTCGAAGATTCGGGCGTTGATCCAGGCATCGTGCGCTCGCAAGAAGAAGTTAATCAAGCCAGGCAAGCACAAGCTGAGATGATCCAGCAACAACAACAAATGGCCATGGCGGAACAAAGCGCAAAAGCGGTTCAAAACTTAAGTAATAGCAATCTTGAAAATTTAACACAAATGATGGGTGAATAATGGATGAAAGAACCATATCTGATTTAATGCATGATAAAAAATTTAGAGATTTTTTGTCTTTTTTGATAAATGATCTTGCGGGGATTTATTGTACAAACTCAAAAGCTTGCGCCTATTCCGAAGGAAAAAGATCAGTTGGTCTTGATGTGCGGTTTAAATTGCAGAGCACGGCAAATAAATACAAAACAGACTATCCAGAATTTGGTATTTTTTACGAAAGGGCTAAATAATGTCGACCGAAATTGTTACCGAAACAATTAATCTTGCCAGTGACATTGCGCAAGAGCCAATAGACACACAACAAACAGCACAAAAAATTGATTTAGGGGCAGATATTGAGAAAGTTGAATCTGAACCTGAAAAAACTGAACCTAAACCTGAAAAAATTGAACCTGAAATTCCAGAAAAATATGAACTGCAATACCCTGAAGGTTTCCAGGTGCATGAAAGCGTCAGTATTGCTTTGCAGGATGTTTTTAAAAAATCGAAAATGACCCAAGATCAGGCTCAAATTTTCGCACAAGAAATTGTAAGTATCCAAAATGTTATGTTTGACGAACAAAAGAAAAACGTTAATACTATATATGAAGGATGGAGAACTGAGTTAAGCCAAAATCCTAATTTTTCTGGTCAGGAGTATAAAACATCTGTGTCGCATATCCAAAGTGCTGTAAAACATATTGTTGAAAATACGGATGAAAATTATGGATCTAAGATCAAAGAAATAATTTATGCGCAATCTGAATCAAATCCTGGCGGGCAAGGTCTAATCAACAATCCCGCAATTGCTGAAATGTTGCGCATTGTCGGAAAAACGCTTTCTCAGGACTCCGCAATTTTGGGAAAACCTTCTGCTAGACCAAAAAGTCTTGCGGAACAATTTTATGGAAGAGGTTAAAATATGGCTAACGCTTGGGATCCTACTGGCGGTCTGATTACGCTAAAAGACTATGCGCTTTTAAATAAAGGGTCAAAATTTGGAACCATGGCTAACATGGTTTCTCAGGTCAATTCCATCATGCAAGACATGCCTATGAAAGTATGTAATAGTGATGGAGGGCAAACTTATACGTCCACAGCTTTGGTCGGTAATCCGTCACCTTCTATCAGACGTATCAACCAAGGTATTGATCCAACAAAATCAGATTTTGCACAAAGTAAAGACGCGTGTGCGGTTTGGGAAAACATGTCCCAAGTTGACGAAATGCTTACCAAAGGGCGCAATTCTGACATTGTCCGATTGGAACAGGCACCTGGTATTATTGAAGGTTTCCAACAATCTTTAACATCTGATTTGCTTTATACAAACTCCAATGGATCTATCGCGGGGAGCTCTTTTAAAGGGTTGACCCCACGGTATAACAGCGGAACGGGATCTGTTAAAGACAGTGTGATTGGTTGTGGTGGTACAGGCAACGACAACACTTCTGTTTGGCTTGTGTGTTGGGGTGAGAATACTGTATTTGGTATCCATCCAGAAGGTACAAGCATGGGACTTGACCATGAAGACCGTGGCCAGCAAATGCTTGAGGATCCAGATGGCAAAAAATATTTTGGTTATGTTGATACATGGCGCCAATATGCTGGGCTTCACGTTAAAGACTGGCGATATGCTAAACGCATATGCAATATTGATGTTTCGGATTTAAAAAACGCGTCTGGCACACAAGCCATCACCACTACGAACGTCAATTTGCTCATTAACAGGATGCGTGAAGCTATTGACGCAATCCCATCTCAGGGAATGGGACGCTATGTTTTTTACGCTCATAGAGTCGCTGTATCGGCTATGCGCAAACAATGTGCCATTACAAAATCGCCTGACTTTACAAACTACGTACAATCGTACGAGCAAGTGACACCGTTAAGCCCTGGCGCGATTGCTTCTAACCGTAATTCTTTTGCGGGTATTCCTATTGGCATTGTTGACCAGCTTCTTTTAACTGAATCTTCTGTTGCGGTGGTGTAATATGATTTTAGATCGTGGACTTTTTTATTCTTTTAACCAAGCCGTTACAACAACCGCAAACTCAACAAGCTCTTTAAATATGGGCTATGGTGATAGCGGTATCATTGATAATTTGTATGTTAACGTTATTGCGACCTCAACTTTCGCAGCGGTGGGATCTGCAACTTTAACAATTACACTACAAGTATCGGATGATGATACGACTTTTACAAACACCCCCGTTACGGTGACCGTGCCAAAAGACTCAATGACCGTTGGGGCGGATCTTTTAAAAATCAAATTGCCTTACGGTATGAAAAAATATAGCCGTTTAGTTTATACCGTGGCAACTGGCCCCTTTACAGCGGGAACACTCCATGCGTTTATTTCTGATGGTGTCGACGCTCAACAAATCTATCCATCCAAAATCCCATCCATGCAATAATAAAGGGTTAAAATGAGCATCGAAAACACGGCTTTGTTTATTGCAAAAAAGAAGGGGTATTACAACAATCGTGTTGTTTATCCTAATGAAATCTTTGAAGCCCCTCAAAATATTTTAGTAATAAAATATAAAGAAAACGGCGAAAAAGAAAAAGAAGAACTTGTTGCTTTCGAAAAAGTAACAAGTTGGGTTGAGAAAATGGCAAAAGGAAAATAAAAAAATGACGACAGAATCGGATTTAGTTAATAGGGCGTATGCCCAAATCGGCGAAAGTGTGGTTCTGTCGTCTCTTTCCGAAGATTCAGTGGAAGCACGTAATGGCAAAATTGCTTACGAGCGTGCTAGAGATTATCATTTGAATTCTTTCTCGTGGTCTTTTTGTAAAAAAAGGATTGCGCCCGCTCTTATGGAGTCAGAGATAGAGCAATACGCCTATTGTTATGCTCTTCCAGCAGATTTTATTTCAATCATTGCCCTATTTCCTTACGGGGCTAATGCAGATTTTCAATCAAACATTACATATAATTATACTAGACAAATAGAATATTCTATCCCGCTTGTTGAAGATTATTGTATTGAGCCCCATTCTCAAGCAACGCGGGCAATTTATACAAATTCATTAAATCCAACATTGTATTATACAGCAAGCATTACGGATCCAAATCTTTTTTCAGAGCATTTAAAAGAGGCTATTATTTACACAACGGCGGATTATCTTTTGGCCGTAACGATTGGCGGTAGTAACGTTTTAAATCAAAGCATTGCTTTAAAAAAAATGGCCGAATTGGAACTTCAACGTGCCCAAGCTTTTGATATAAATCAAACAAGCAGGCTTTCTAGAAACCCCGTTTTGTCCCCTTACATGGCGCGCTTCCAATGAAAAATTATCTTAGGTCTTTCAATGGCGGACTTATTGGGCGTGAATTTTTTGGCCGTATTGATGATCAAAAATATGCCATGGGCTTATCCGAGGCGGAAAATGCTATTTGTCTGCCTCAGGGAAATGTCGTTAATCGCACGGGCACGCAATACATCGCCACAATCAAAGATTCCACTAAAAAAGTACGGCTGATAGAATTTGATTATGATAACGGCCAAAATTTCATTATTGAAATGGGAGCGGGCTATTTCAGATGGCATAACAAAGATGGAACATTAACATATCCTACGCCTTCTGTTTGGTCAAATGCGATTTCATACGCAGTAGGAAGTCTAGTATCAAGGTTAGGCGTAAATTATTATTGTGTTGCGGCAAATTTAAATCAACCACCGCCAAACGCTACATATTGGTATGCTTTGCCTAACGGGGTTTATGAAATCCCAAATCCTTATTCTGAGGCAGATCTTTTTCAGATTCGAAAAGTTCAGAGCAACGACGTTATTACTTTTGTTTACAAAAATTACCCCCCAAAAGAGCTCCGTCGGTATGGTTCAACGGATTGGCGATTACTTGATATTAATTTCACACCTACAACCGTTGCACCAACAAACGTAACTGCTACCGCCGTAGGATCAGGCTCGGGCGGAACAACGACTTATACTTACAAAGTAACCGCTCTTGATGCACAAGGTAGAAACGAGTCTTATCCTAGTGCATCGGCGTCTTGCGTAAACGATATTACAAAAGTAGATTATTATAATAGAATAAATTGGACGGCTGTTGTAGGTGCAAGTCTTTACAATGTTTATAAAGAGTCCAACGGTTTATACGGGTATATTGGGCAAGCATCTGGCACAACGTTTAAAGATGATAATATTG